AACAAACCCAACTTACACAATGACAGCATTGGTAACCCAATACTCACCATTCGCATCAAGCGTTGGCGATATTGCTACACTTTCTGTTACTTGGCCTGTATCTGGCTCAGTAGTTCGCGGAACTGCTGCGTAATTAAAACAAAGGAAACAAATGAAAATCAACCTGCGCGTGAATTACAATGATGGTAATTCTAAAGAAGTAGTTTGTTCAGCAAGAGACTTAGTTGCGTTTGAGGAAAAGTACAGCAGGTCAGTAGCAAAACTCGAATCAGAGTTCAAACTTACTGATCTGCTTTTCCTTGCGTGGCATAGTGAAAAAAGAACTAACTCAACCAAAAAAGAATTTGATAACTGGTTAGACGAAGTTAGTGAAATTGGTGTAAGCGAGAACGACCCAAAATAAAGCCGCTCGGAGAAACCTCTGAGCATTGGTTTATTGCTTACTTGGCTTGTGAAACAGGAATTGCGCCCTCTTTGCTATTAGCAGAGACTGATCGTATGCTTTTCACAATGGGAATGTATCTGCGCTGGAAAGCATCAGAACAAAACAAGAGGTAATTATGGCTATTGGACTCGAAACTCAAGTTCGTGGCCTACGTGAAACTCTAATCGAATTAAGAAATTTAGATAAAACTCTCTACTCACAATTAAATTCTGATATTAAAAATTCATCTTTGCCTTTCGCTAAAAGTATTCAAAATGCTTTACCTAAATCAGTAGATGTACCTGGTTTTACACATAGTGGTGCTACTGCTTTCAAATCCTCAGAAAATAAAACTGAAGTCAAAACTAGCAATAAAAAACCAAGAGGTAATGAAAAGGTATCTTTATTGAAAGTTGTTGTTAAAGGTCGTGGTTTGGCTATTGCTGATATGGCTGGTCGTAGAAATAAAACTGGTCGTTCATCTGGTCGTTCTAAACCATCAAATCGTAGACCAACTGGTTATAGATTAAATGGTCAAGGAACTGGAATGATTCAAAAATTAAACAAAGAACACGGACAAGCAGGAGTTGGCTCAAAAAATGGTACTTCTCGTTTTGTTTGGCCTGCCGCTTTGAAAAATCAGAATTTGATCGATAATAGTATTGAGCGTTCTTTGCAAGAAGCATCTGCAAAGGTAAATAGAAACTTATTGGTGGTTAAGTAATGGCAATTATTGTCCCGATTCTCACGCAATTTGATGATAAAGGTATCAAAAAAGCGGTTAGAGAATTTGAAAGAGCCAAAGGCGCTTTTGATAAAACAGGTGTTGTTGTTAATTATGCTGCCGATTCTGCAATCAGACTTGGATCAACTCTTACTAGAACTTTAACTCCAGCAATTTTGGCTTTAGGTGCAGCGGCATATAAAGCAACACAACTTGCTTCTGATATGGCCGAAACCCAATCCAAAGTTGGCGTGATTTTTGGTGAGACGGCTAAAGATATTAGAGATTTTGGTAAAGCAGCAGCCAAAAATATTGGTATGTCCGAACAAGAAGCGCTTGATGCCGCTTCAACTTTTGCTTTGTTTGCTAAACAAGCAGGTAAATCAGGTCAAGAATTAAATAATTTTTCTAAAGATTTTGTAACATTAGCCGCAGATTTTGCTTCGTTTTACAATACTGATCCTCAAGATGCCATTATCGCAATTGGTGCAGCACTTCGTGGCGAATCTGAACCAATTAGACGTTTCAATATTTTGCTTGATGAACAAACAATTAAAACTAGGGCCTTAAAACTTGGAATTATTGACAACATAAATCAGGCTTTGACTCCTCAACAAAAAGTATTAGCAAGAACCGCTGAAATTTTTGCTCAATCAGCAGTCGCACAAGGTGATTTCCAAAGAACCTCTGAGGGATTAGCAAACCAGCAAAGAATATTAAAAGCAGAACTAACGAATCTGACAACTGAATTTGGTAGAGCCTTTATGCCAATAATGTTGCAAGTTGTTAGTGTTGTTAGAGATCAAGTCATTCCAAGACTTCAAGGTTTCACACAAGCATTTCAAAAATTAAGTCCTGAGACTATAAACACAGTCACAAAACTAGGATTGTTTTTAGTTATTCTTGGTCCTCTTTTAATTGGTATTGGTTATTTAGCAAAAGCACTTTTAACTTTGTCAAGAGTTTTTGTTATCTTGCAAACAAGTATTTTAAGAATTCCATTAGCAATTGCTTTACTAATAGGTGTATTCGCTGCACAGTCTGATGCTCAATATCAACTTGCAAAAGAAACAGGAGACACTTGGGGTCAAATAACAAGATTTGTTGTTGTTGGTATCAAAACAATGTTGTTTGCAATTGATCGAGTTATTGATGGATTCAAATTTATAGGTTTTGTTTTAGATTACGCTTCTGCTCGTTTTGATAATTTCATAAATATCATAACTGGCAAGGGTGGCAAGTCTATGATGTCATTTGAGCAGCAATTGTCATCTTTCAAATTTTCTAATCTCGCTGGTGGTTTAGATAGTGCTGTTGCCGCTTTTAGTGAATTTAATGCTGAAGTTGCTGATGCTGCTAAAGAATCTAAGATTATGGCTGCTGAGGCAAAGTTGTTGGCCGCTGAGGCTGCAACAGTTACGGAAGAATTTGAAGATCAAACAAAAGCAGTAGGAAAAAATACTGAGGCTCTTAAAAAAGCCAAACAGGCAGCAAAAGAAGCCGCACAAGCAATTGTTGATAATCTTGAAGATTCTTTACGTAGAGCAGAGAATGCTCTTGATGATGTTAGAGGTAAGTTTAATGATTTCAAAGGCGCAATAGGAAACACTATTACAGGTATTTTAGATTTTGGTAAAGCAGCAGAATCTGAAGATTTCTTAAAAGGCTTAGCGGATCAGGCAACACAGGCAACTGCTTTCGCTGACAAAGTAAAACAACTTGTTGTTCTTGGTCTAAATGAACGTGCGATACGTCAAGTCCTGAATGCAGGTTTTGAGGCTGGATCAAAGATTGCTGACAGCATAATCATTGGTGGTTCAACTGTTGTTCAGCAAATAAATACTCTTGTTGATTCTGTCTTTACTGTTGCTGATCAAGTTGGCGAGTTCGGTGCTGTTGCTTTTTATGATGCTGGTGTTAAGCAAGCAGAAGCAATGGTCGCTGGAATTAAAGCAGCATTGGAATCAGCACGCGCTGAACTTAAATCTTTGGTTGATACTTTGCCTGCTGGTCCACCTGCACCTGCTGGTGTACCTGCCGCTGCTCCTAGTCCTGCAAATGTTCCTGCACCTGTTCGTAAACCTTTGTTATCTGTTAATCAAATTGCTTCTATTGGAAAATTATCTGATCCTGCAACACGTCAATACACAGCCTTAGCAACAGCGTTAAAAAATAAAACTATTCGTTTGGCTAAAGGTGGAATTGTTACAGGCCCAACTAATGCCCTTATTGGTGAAGCAGGACCTGAAGCAGTTATTCCATTATCAGGTAAAAACGCTGGCGGTATGGGTAGCACTTACAACATAACTGTTAATGCTGGCATTGGAACAAATGGTGCTCAAGTTGGTAGAGATATTGTTGAAGCAATAAGAAAATATGAACGCACCTCTGGTCAAGTGTTTGTGAGAGTCTAAATGGCTTTACCAACAAAAATAGTTGAAATAGGTTTTGATTTAACTTCACAAGGTGGACCTTTTTTTACTTTAGATGATGAAGTTCAAGGTGTTTTAGATAATCCTGATTTCACACTTGGTGGAACACTTTTTTATGATGTAACAGATTTTGTGATTTCAATCAATACTGATCGTGGAAAAAGTCGTGAACTTGATAGATATGATTCAGGTAATTTAGAAGTAATATTTGATAACACAACACGTGTTTTTGATCCTCTTAATGCTTCAAGCCCTTATTATGGTCAAATTGTTCCTCACCGTGAAATTAGAGTCAAATCTAATGGTTCAGCAGTTTTTTATGGTTTGATTGATGATTGGAATTTGTTATATCAACCATCTGGTGATAATCAGGCTGTTGCTTTGGCTTCTGATGGTTTTACTTTATTGGCAACACAATCTTTGGCTGCTCATACTGCCGTACCACAATTAACTGGTGCAAGAATTAACGCTGTTTTAAGTAGACCTGAAGTTAATTGGCCTTTAACAAGTAGAAATATTGATGTTGGAACAATAAATTTACAGGGTGATGAAGTTTCTGATGGTACTGGTGCTTTGACTTATTTACAACTTGTTGAACAAACTGAGGGTGGATCATTTTTTATTGACAATGCAGGTAATGCAACTTTTCAAGATACTTTGGCTGGCCCAAGTTCTACTGGTTTAGTTGTTTTAACTGATGATGGTACTGGTATTCCTTTTTCTAATGTTTCAGTTGTTTATGGTTCAGAGTTTTTGTATAACCGTGTTGTTGTGACTAGGGCTGGTGGTGATCCTCAAACTGCTGAGGATACTAATTCTCAAAATGCTTATGGCATTTCTTCATATAACTTAGAGGGACTCTTATTTAACTCTGATGTAGACGCTTTGGCATTGGCTGATTCTTTACTTGGTGAATATTCTGAACCCGAATATCGTTTTGATTCAATCACAGTTCAAATGTCTGAACTTACAACCCAACAACAAAATGATTTATTGGCTTTAGATTTAACAGATCAAATCGAAGTAAAATTTACCCCAAATAATATTGGGTCTCAAATTGTCAAATATGGTGAGATTATTGGGATTGAGCACAATATTGGTATATTTGTTCACGAACTAACATTCAAGTTAAGTACCCTTGATTTTGCTGAGTTTGTGCTTGATGATGCGGTGTTTGGTCTACTCGACACAGGTCGATTAGGCAATTAGAATGACCTTAAAGAAAGGTAGTTAAATGGCAGGTGCAGGTTTTAGAACATTTACTGCTGGTGATGTTTTAACAGCAGCCCAAGTAAACACTTATTTAATGCAACAATCTTTAATGGTTTTTGCTGGAACTGCTGCACGTGGTAGTGCTATTGCTTCACCTAGTGAGGGAATGTTCACTTATTTAACTGATACAAATGCTTTGGAATATTATGATGGTGCTGCGTGGCAAGCCTTTACTTCAGGTGGCGGCGGAGCAACTTTTAACGAATTTTTATTGATGGGCGCATAAGGAGAAAATAATGGCAACAACAACATACGCGGTGCTTGGACAAATGGTTGGAACTGCATCTTTACAAGATTTATATACAGCAGGTGCTTCAGAACAAGCAGTTATTTCAACGATCACAATTGCAAATCGTGGTACTGCTGCTGACACTTATCGTATTGCTGTTCGTCCTAATGGTGAATCTATTGCAAATAAGCATTATGTTGCTTATGATGCTACTTGTCCAGCAAATGACACTATTGCTTTGACTTTAGGTATAACATTAGATGGTAATGATGTTCTTTCAGTTTATTCTGGAACAACAAATCTTACTTTTAATGCTTTCGGCGCAGAAATAAATTAATTATGGGTATTAGGCGTTTTATTTCGTCTAATGTCACTTATGGGAGTAAATATACTCGTTTAAGTGATGCGTGTCCTGCTACTGGTGGCACTTTTACATACACAAATGGTTATGGTGTTCATACTTTTTTAGGTGACGCTAATTTTATTCCAAAAAAAGATTTAGTTGTTGAATATCTTATTGTTGCTGGCGGTGGCGGTGGCGGTCAAGATAACGGTGGCGGTGGTGGTGCTGGTGGATTACTTAATGGTTTTATTAAATTAAATGCAAATACTTCTTATGCAGTAACTATTGGCGGTGGCGGTGCTGGTGCAACAGGTAATGGTTCAGGTTTGGCTGATGGTGATAATGGTGGAGATTCTTTTTTTGCAGGTGTAGGCGCAGCAGGTGGCGGCGGTGGTGGTGGTCAGTCTCTTTCAGGTGCAAATGGTAAAACTGGTGGTTCTGGCGGTGGTGCTGGAAATGGTGGAACTGGTGGTAATTCATCAGGTGCATCAGGAAACAATGGTGGTTCTGCCGCAGGTGGTTCTCCAGGTTTCCCTACTGGCGGTGGTGGTGGTGCTGGAGAAGTTGGTCAATCTCAAGTAAATACTTCAACAGCAGGTAAAGGTGGAGATGGAAAAATTTTTAATTGGAGAACAGGTGCATCAACTTTTTATGCTGGTGGTGGCGGTGGTGGTTCTTTAGTAACTCAGGGAGCAGGTGGTTCTGGTGGCGGTGGTCGAGGTGGTTCTCCTAGCACTACTAATGGTGGTGTTGCTGGTACTACTAATACTGGTGGTGGCGGTGGCGGTTCAATTGGTTCAGGTTCAAATCTTGGTAATAATGGTGGATCAGGAATTGTAATAGTAAGGTACAGATTATAAATGGCAACTAAACTTTTTAATGGTTCATCAATAACAAATTTTCAACAAATAAATTCAATGTCACAAGGTTATAGTGCTGGTGCAAGTATTCCAAGTGCAACAACTGGTGTTTACAAATATTTTGTTTTCACTTCAGATGGAAATTTTAATTTTGGTCAAATTGTAAAAAAATCGGATTCAAATTATTTATCTACTAATGCTGTTGAATATCTTGTGATTGCAGGTGGTGCTGGCGGTGCTTATGGCGGTGGTGGTGCTGGCGGTTATCGAAATAGTGTTAATGGAGAAACAACTGGCGGCGGCGGCAGTAATGAATCACCAAATAGATTCACAATAAATCAAACAGCAAATATAACTATTGGTGCTGGCGGAAATAAAGGTACTTACAATAGTGCGACTGGCAGCAATGGTGTTAATTCAACTTTTGGTCAAATTACTGCAACTGGCGGTGGTGGTGCTGGTGCGAGAAGCAATACTTTAGGTATTAGAACAGCAGTAGCAGGTGGTTCAGGTGGCGGTGCTGGTGCTGACACAGCAGGTACTGCTGGTTTTCAATCAGGTGGTACAGCGGTTGCGCCAACACAAGGTTACAACGGTGGAACTGGTCGTCACCTTAGTGGTTCATATGAAGGTGGTGGCGGTGGCGGTGGTGCTGGTGGTCTTGGCGGAAATATCAATACTTCAACAAATGTTGCTGGTGCAGCAGGAGTAGGACTCAATTCAAGTATTACTGGAAGTGCTGTTGGTCGTGCTGGTGGTGGTGCTGCTTATGGAAACAATGTTGGTGCTGCTCAACCAACTTTCGGTGGTGGTTCTGCTTCAAATGGAACAGCAACTGCTGGAACTGTAAATACTGGCGGCGGTGGCGGCGGTGCTGAAGTATTGTGTGGCAACGGTGGTTCAGGTGTTGTTATAGTAAGAATTAAGAGTTAAGGAAAAATATGGCGCATTATGCAAAAATAGAAAATGGAATAGTTGTTCAAGTCAATGTTATTGATGAACAATTTTTTAATAATAATCCTGAAAGATATACAGGGACTTGGAAACAAACTTCTTACAACACACACGGCGGTGTTCATACTTTAGGTGGCACACCTTTAAGAAAAAATTATGCAGGTATTGGTTATGTTTATGATGAAGTTCGTGATGCTTTTTATGCACCACAGCCTTACCCATCTTGGACATTGAATGAAACGACTTGCTTGTGGGAATCACCAGTACCTTATCCAACTGACGGAAAATTTTATGAATGGAACGAATCAACTCAAGAATGGGATGAAATAGAACAATGAAATTATCAATTATTAAAGATGTAATTTTTAGATCAATTGCTTTATTTATGACTATGGCACTTCCTGCTATCGGTGCTGGTGCTTTCGCTGGTGTTGAACCAGTCCAATCAGCATTGATCGCTGGAGCACTTGGTGTATCAAAGGTGCTTACAGATTTAGCCAAAGCATTCCTAGATGATGGCCAACTTACACAAGATGAAGTTGATGCTGTATTCAAACGTGCTAATAAAAAGGCTGAGGGCGGCAAATAATGGCATTGCCAATTAAAGATGGCAAAATCACAACACCTTACAAAAAACTTGGCAAAATGTGGTCTAAGGGTTATCACACAGGCGTAGATTTTGCTGTTAAAACAGGAACACCTGTTCTTGCTGTTGCTGACGGAAAAATTGAACCAGCCAACTGGGGAAAATCTTACGGAACTCAAGCAGTACAAAAAGTTGAGGGTGGATGGGTTATTTATGCTCATCTTTCAAAACTTGATGTTAAATCTGGTGACAAAGTTGTTAAAGGCCAACAAATCGGTTTAAGTGGTAATACTGGTAATTCATCTGGTCCACATTTGCATTTTGAAATGCGTGACAATATCAGATGGTCTGCTGGTAAAGACATTGATCCAAAAGGAATCTTGGAAGCATAATTGAATAGGCGCACCAAACTGCGCTTAATCTTGTCTTTACTCTTACTGGGTTTTGTTATGTCTCCAGCGTTTGCTGATGAAACAACAATTGTTTTAGATCAACAAACACCGTATGTTGATATTCCTATTGAAGCAACAGAACCAACAACTATAACTATTCAAACAACTACTGGTACACCACAAACGAATTCTGGGTTTATTGATTCTTGGATTGAACTTTGGCAAGATACAACTAAACTTTTTGCTAATGATGATGGTGCGCATTCTGCAACAAATGTTTTAGCATCAATTATTACTGCACCTATTGATACAGGTTTTTATTTTATTCGCGCAACTTCTTACGCTTATGTATGTTGCAATCAATATCCAACTGGAAGTTATCTTTTAACTTGGTCTGGTGTTATAACCATTCCAACAGCCACGCCAACACCAACAACAACCCCACAGCCGACAGCAGAGCCGACTCCCACAAGTGAGCCAACTCCCAGCGCAACACCCGAACCAACACCAACTGAAATTTTTTCATCTACACCAATACCAGAACCAACGATAGAACCAACGCAAGAACCAGTAGTAGATAACTCAAGTAACGAAATTCAGGTAACTCCGACCCCAGAAGTAATCCCAGAGCCGACAGAGATAACAATCCAAGAATTAGAAATAGTTGAACAAATTGTTGAACCAGAAACAATTGAAACTCCAATCGCAGAACCTGAATTAAGTGTAGAGCAAGAACAACAAATTATTGATCAACTTTACATTGCAGAAAATACAATAGAATTACAAGTACCAACTGCGCTTGCAGATATACCAGGTGCTGCACAAATTTTTGCAGCAACAGAAGCGATTTTGAATGTTGGTTCAGATATGACTCAAGAACAACGCGAAGAATCACAATCTGTTGTTGTGGGCGCAATTATTGTTACACAAATTGCTTCTATGGCATCTGTTTCTGTATCACAAAGTCAAAGGAATAGAAAATAAATGTTGAATTGGATTAAAAAATATGTTGTTGCTATTACAGGTGATACTTGGACTTATGTGGGTTTGCTTATTGCTTATTTCACTTTGGATGGGTCAGCGAAGCAAGTAACTGGTGTTTTGATCTTCGGTGGTCTTGTAATATGGCTTGTAACATTGCCTATAAGGGATTCTGATGACTGAAGCAATTATTATGGCTGGCCAGATTGCTGGTGCTTTGTCGGCTATTGGCGCTGTTGTTTTTGTGATTGTTAAATATGTGGTTGTTAAACCGATTCAGAATTATATTGATAAGGCCACTTACCCAATTTCCCCTACGAGTAACGGCGGAAAGTCGTTGCCTGATGCTATTCGTGGGATTAAAAGAATTGAAGCGAAGTTGGAGAAAATGGATCAACGAGTGCAGGTCCTTGAAGACACGCTGAAAGTCCCCCAAGTCTAGTATTTGTCAGACCCACCCTTTATATTGTGTATAACAGGGAAAGGACAAGAATTGCCTAATATTACAGACCCAGAAATCTGGGACAAATTATCAGATAAAGCCAAAGTTAAATGGCTTTCCATTCAAGCAGATTTAGCGGAAGCAAGATGTGGTACTTGCTATCAATATGTTTGCACTTGTGGAGAGGACTTCTAAATGGGTTTTGATTTAAGCCAATATGAAACTGTGGATTCACGAATCAAAGAGTGGTATCGGATTCATAGTGATGCCAGGATTGAAACCGAACTTGTGCATTTTTCTGACACACAATTTATTTTCAAAGCATCAGTTTTTAAGAACTCGACTGATGATAAACCTGTTGCAACTGGTTGGGCTGAAGAAAAAGTTGGATCAAATAATATGATGAAGAACTTTTTGGCCGAAGTTTGTGAGACGAGTGCAATTGGTAGAGCCTTACAAAATGCCAATGTTTCAACTAAAAAAGATGCTCCTAGACCAAGCCGCGAGGAGATGCAACGAGTAATTGATAAAGGTGATCAACCTTTGAATGTTACTGGTGGCCCTATGGCTAGAGCGAAAGCAACAGAAAAACAAATAGGTTTTGCAATCTCAATGCTGAAAGAAATCGCACAACGATTGGAATTCAGTTTTGAGGATGTAATGAAATGGGCGTGTGAGGAATACAAGTGCCAAACACTTGAAGATTTCTCTATGAAACAAATTTCACATTTCATTGCAGATTTGCAAAAAACAAAGCAACAAGGTGAAGCATCTGTGTTCTATAACTTGGTGAGAGCCAAGAAAGGCGCAGATTATGATCCTTGGGCTACGCCATCCAACTAGGTTAGGAATCTATTGCTAGAAAAACTACTCCTATTACTTGCGCCAACTTATGTTGAACAAGATGAGAAAGTAGCAATAACAGCAGTTAGACAGTATGTGCGCGAGCAATACTCTGAAACACAATGGAAATGTATTGACGAGTTGTGGCAAAGAGAAAGTTCGTGGCAAACGAAAACAAAGCCTTGGAGAGCCAGGAATGCATCAAGTGGTGCTTATGGAATACCGCAAGCATTACCCGCTGCAAAAATGGTTTCTCACGGAGTTGATTTCGCAACAAATCCTTACACTCAAGTTAATTGGGGGATGAGTTACATTTCTAAAAGATTTGGAACTCCTTGTAGGGCTTTAGCGTTTCACGACAGAAAAGGTTGGTACTAAAAGGTGAATCCTGCGCTCATCTTTCAAGGAATTATTTTAATTATTCTTGGACTCGCTGGGTTTATTACAGTTCTTTACAATTTCAAACGATATTGTGATCTAACCGAGAAAGAGGACAAATGAAAGAAGTAAGACCTTATGGCACAGTTGAGAAACGTGCAAATAATCGTTACCGAGTAAGAATTGGTAAGAAGCACGGACACACAACTCTTGGAACTTTTGATTCCAAGATTGAGGCTGAAGAAGCCCTAGCAACATTTATTCGAGAAGAACAAATACAGGAAGAAAAATACAAAAACGTTCCAACTAACACAGCGACAAAACCTTACGCTGAAATTGGACCTGATGGTGGAGAACTAGCAACTGGGGTTTTAACTGAACCTATCGGTGATGACTGGTCTGTTGTTCTTAAATCTTTCGGTCTTGATCCGAATGTTTTTGAAGTTGTTGGTGACAAGGTCCGAATGTCTAAATGGCAATCATCAAAACGCTTAGATAACGGTGATAGAGATTTAATCTGGTTATATTCATATAGAGCCACTTTTGCTCGCAAAAAAACACCAACCATAGATGATAGTGACATAAATCAAATTCGTGCCAATATTAGGGCTTTTAAGCCGTCTAAAAGGGCTTCTAAGGCTGTATCTCAAGAACCATCAACGTTTGTGTTTTTGGCCTCTGATTGGCAATTAGGTAAGTCTGCTTCTGGTGGTCCAGCAGCAACAACTAAACGTGTTCTGGATTCTTTTGAAAAAACTGTTAAAAGGATTCAAGAATTGCAAAAGACTGGTCGCAACATTGAGCAGATTGCTTTTGTGAATATGGGTGATCCTGTTGAGGGATGCAATAACGAGTTTTATCCATCTCAATTGTTTAGCGTGCAACTCACACAAAGAGAACAATTGCTTCTTGCTTTAGATTTGTGGACATTGGGTGTTTCAATGTTTGCAGGTTTAGCACCAAAAATGAAATTTATTTCTACTCTCTCTAATCACGGAGAATGGAACAGACGTAACGGAAAAAGCCAAAGCACAGATAGCGATTCCGCTGACGGATTCTTATCAGAAACTTTGAAACGAATCCTTGATGATAAAAACCTTGTTGATGAATGGGTTATCCCACACGATCAAATGTCTGTTACAAGTAATTTATCTGGAATGGAATGTGCGTTTACTCACGGACATAAAATTTCTAGAAACGAATTCGAATGGTTACGTGGACAATCTTTAAGACTGCTCAGAGATAATGGGCAAGAACCTAAGATTTGGTTTACTGGTCACCGCCATCACATAAAAATTGATGACTTTGGTGTGTTCACTCGTTTCCAATGTCCTAGCCAAGAATCAGATGGTTTATCAAGTAGTTCAGGATCAAAATATTACACAGATTCCAGCGGCAAATGGAGTTCTCCAGGAAGTATGACTTTGCTTGTTGGTAAACACGATTTGCGTGGCTGGTCAGACTTGGCTGTTTTATGACAAGTGAGCAACTAGCAAAAGCAATCAGTCACGCAATCTCTAATGTTGAGAAACGAATTCTTAACATTGGTGCAACTCAATACGATTCTGGTGACAGACAAAAGATTGAAGATAAATCACCAGCAGAAGTTTTAGATGATGCTCTTGAGGAACTTGATGATTGTCTAGCATATGTGGCCTGGACTAGAATCAGAATCCAAAAGATACGCGCGAATCTAAAAGATGTCATCTAAGTCATTCCCTAGTGACTTGGATGCTCACCGAGACACCCTGGCGGGGTCTCTTGTGTCGGGTTGGCACTTGTGTCCCCTTTCCGCTGACCCGACACAACCTAATAAACCAGTTCGTATAACATTAGACCTAACTGCGAAAGGAAAATAATGTCTGACAAATTAAGCAAAGATAATTTGATTGCTTTGCGTTTGAACAATACACAAATGCGTGCATTGAAAGTATTTGCAAAACAACATAACGCATCAATATCAGAAGTGATAAGAATTTCAATTGAGATGATGATTCCAGAGGCTAAAAGATGAATAGGTCAAAAGTTGCATCTAATTTAGTTAAAATGACTTGGTTACGTGATCATCCAGCATTAGCAACAACTGATTTGGATATTAACCAGATTGATTGGAAAACAATTGACAAGTTTGAATGGAATCGCACTCAACTTGTTTTAATTGAAGTTCTACGTTTCATTAACTGCGGCGAATCTTTGATGCGTTTATCTGAGATAAATCTTTTATCACCAGATGAAAAGAGAATCGTAGCGCTATCAATCAATATGTTGTATAACGACTTAGGTTTGGAAGAAAACCTTGTCTAATTTAACTGCTGTCAGCCTATTCGCTGGTGTGGGTGGATTTGATTTGGCTCTTACAAGAGCAGGTGTCAAAGTCGTTGCAGCAGTTGAGATTGACAAAAAATGCCGAGAAGTTTTGGCGTTGCAGTTTCCAGAAACAAAACTATTTGATGATGTTAAAGGAGTAACAGGTGAACAACTTAGAGCAGCAGGATTTGTTCCAGAACGAGGAATTATCACAGCAGGATTCCCTTGCCAAGACCTCAGCATTGCAGGACTTCGTAAAGGATTGGCTGGATCGCGAAGTGGATTATTCTGGGAAATTATCAGAATCATTGATGAAACACACGCAGAGCAAATTATCCTCGAAAATGTTGCTGGCCTCTTGTCATCTCAATCAGGACGAGATATGGGAATCATCATCACAGCGTTGGTCGAACGCGGGTATGGCGTTTGCTGGAGAGTGTTGGACTCTCAAAACTTCGGAGTCCCACAGCGGCGCAGAAGAGTGTTCATTGTCGCAAGTCGTGGAGACCACAGGAGACCTGTCGAAATATTATTTGAGCCCGATAGCAGCAGCGGGTATCTTGAGGAGAGCGGGAAAAAGAGGGAAAGAGTTACCGCTGAAACTGAAAGAAGCCTTAATGAAAATTGCGGAGAACAAGTAATTCCAATTCACGATAAAGCAACAAGATTTAATGGTAAACGTGGAGATAAAAATGATGGGTCTGGAAATGGATTGGGAATTGGAAAATTAGGTGATCCTATGAATACTCTTACCACTAATGATAGACATTCAGTTTTCATTGAAACGGCAACTTTGCTACGTATGCGTGGTGGCAAAGATGGGGGGGGGGAAAGGTGCTCTAGTGTCTGAAGATAAATCTTTAACTATCGCAACTGGCAATGATCAAACTTTATTCTTGTTCCAATGCAACCGAAAAGATGATACAAGAATTCATAATGAAGTTTCACCAACTTTAGGTTGTTATGTTGGTAGTATCCCGCTGGCATTTGCACAAAAACAATCTCATTCACAATATAAACTTGACGATAAAAGTTCGACATTAACTCAGCGGGATTACAAATCTTTTGCAGATATTGTTATTGAACCAGTTGTTAGACGTTTAACACCAAAAGAATATGAAAGATTACAAGGTTTCCCTGATGATTGGACTGCTTCTCAGCCAAATTCATCAAGATACAAAATGATGGGTAACGCTGTTTCAGTACCTGTTGTTGAGTGGATTATTAGACGTATGGTAAAACAGTTATCTGAGTGACAGAGGCTCTGCTGCAAAATCTCTGGTTCGGTTAATCGCCGAATAAATCTGCGTTAGAGGCAGATATGTTGTCTTGCAAGAAAATAATCAAGCGAGCACAAGATCGATAATGTGCGAATGACTGAAATGGCTGCAAAACGGATTGCCTGTTGTCGGCTAGGGAATTTCTTTCATATGTGGCGCAATTGGGCTGTAATAGCCCCCATCTGACTCCTTTACCCCATACTGGGCGTAGATTGAGGGTGGCTTGTTATTGGCCATCCTCTGCCTTAATTTCCCGCCTGAACGTAAAACGAACATATGTTCTAGTAAATTTCAGACATTTGAGACTTTCGTTATCAAATTGTTATGTGTTTTAATCAAATAACCTTGCTTTTGTATAACAAAAGAGTAATATTAGTTATGTAAGAACAAGACCTTAGGAAAGGGGTCAGAAGTGAAAACAGATTCAAAAGATTTACTTTACAAGCACTTTGATTTATTTAATGAAGTTATGGAAGCAAGTAAAGATGCAACAGATTTTATTATTTGTCCATCTTGTCATTTTCAATTGACACACAAAAGTCATACTTTGTCAGTTGAGAGTGCTATAAATAAAGTTATTGCTCATATGTTAGAAAACCACTAGGGAGAATTAAAATGATTACTGATAAAGATAAAACAGGTCAGATTACAAAATTTAGAA